AGGTCAACTAACTAACAATTAACGAATTATGGGATACAATTTATTCTTAGACGATGTTCGCATGCCGAAGGATACCTTCGACTACATGAAACTGCCAATTTACATATCTGTCGATTGGAGTATCGTCAGGAATTATTATGCCTTTAAAGCAATAGTTGAAGGCAAAGGTATTCCGGAAATCGTGAGTTTCGACCACGACCTTGCAGATGAACATTATGACCCAAAAATTGTTGGTGGTGAATCATACGAACAAATCTATGACATGTTTGACGAAAAGACAGGATATCATTGTGCCAAATGGCTTATCGACTATTGTATAGGCATCAATGAAAAACTTCCTACTGAAATCTTCATTCACTCAATGAATCCAGCAGGAAGTATGAATATCAAGTCACTGTTTGATACTTATTCTAAAGTATTTGGCGAAAGGGTGTATGTTTATATGTTACCTTCTTCCAGAAGATGAACCACCACCGCCAGAACTTCTACTTGAACCACCCGAACTACCTGCAGAACTATTTGAATTACTTCCGCTTGAGAAATTCGAACCAGAACTTCTACGCTCCATTCCACCACCATTAAAATTACTTTGATTACTATTGTTGTAACTTCTTGTGGGTTCGCTGTAACTTCTTGTTGGTGCAGTATAGCTTCTTGTTGGTTGGGTATAAGTACGTGATTGAGTACTTGTTTCTGTACGTCTGTTACCAGTGTTACTTATGTTACCCATGTTACTGTTTCTATTAACATCAGTAGTTCTACTGTTGTTGAATTGTGGTCTTGTGCTCATTCGTGGATTATTATATGAGGGACTATATGACCTACGGTTTTCATTATACATGGGTCTATTTTGTGGAGTGACATTACGATTTGCTTGTGGTACAATACGTCTTTCTTGTGAATTAGTCCTATTATTATATGTACTTGATAGGTTTGACGGTCTTTCTCTGCGACCATATTCTGGTCTCTGTTGAAAGTTGCTATTGTTGTGACTATAATAGTTATTATGATTGTAGTTATTGTGCCAACCATAATTCCAATTGTTGAATCTCCAAGGATTCCAATAATTATACCCGAAGTAGAAATTATTGTAATATGGATAATTCCAATAAGGATAACCACCAAATCTCATATCCCAATAGAAATCATATGGGTCATACATCCAGTTTGAATAATACCACGGATTGCCGTACATCCAATAATTAAATCCACCATGATAAAATCTACCTATATTATATGAGTAGAAAAATGGGTCATAATTATATTCGTATGTAACTTTAATCTCTGGATTCTGTTTTACAAGAGTATCTACAATTACATCGACATCTGCTTTTTTATGCTTCTTAAGTCTTGAAGCACCTTTTCCTGGTTGATAATATAAATCATCATACTCAGTGGTTTGTTTTTTTGTTACCTCAGTACTTGAAGTCGTTTGACTTTTTGCGATTGAGTCTTCTTTAGCTTGTACGTATTTTTCGTAATTGCTTTTCTTTTGTGCTGATAATGTTATAGCTAACAGCGCAAACAATGTTATTAATAATAGTCTTTTCATATTATATGTTTTATACAGATAAATAGGCAATTACTATGCCAAAAGCAGATAATTTTCAAGCATTAACCTGATGTTAACCAGAAAAAAATAAAAATATTTTAAAAATAATTGCATTTTTATTTGGAATTAAGAAAACTTTACTATCTTTGCCAAGTATTTAAATGAAAGACTTAACAAATTTAAAAGATAAAACAATGAAAAAGTTACTCGACATATTGGCAGCAGTCCTCATGGTGGATGTCCTATTATGGGCAGCCGAAGAGGATAAGCTATGTACAGTCGGGTAATACTTTGAATATTACAACCTCCTTTCTTTAATAAAAAGAAAACCCGACTGATGAAAATTAGTCGGGTTTTTTGTTTTTTGAAAGGAGAAAGTTCTTTGACATGCTGGAAATTTGGTCTCAGGAGCTGCTTTGGTGTGGCTGCCGGGTTGTCACCCCGGAACAGAGAAATCTGACAGGCGGGTTCGAATCCCGCTGGGACCGCCCTATGGTCGTTTTCTGTACTTCTCAGTATTTATTGAGAAATACAGATTATGGCACGAAAAGAAAAACAATACCATTTCATTTATAAGACAACAAATTTATTGAACGGTAAATATTATTACGGAATGCATTCAACCGATAAATTAAATGACGGTTATTACGGGTCGGGCAGAAGATTAAAACGTTCTTTAAATAAATATGGAAAAGAAAATCATGTTGTTGAAGTACTTGAACACTTTCCAAATAGGAAAGAGTTGATTGAACGTGAAAGGGAGATTATTAATTTGAATGAAATTGCAAAAGATGAATGTATGAATTTAATGGTCGGTGGTACAGGTGGATTTATTTCGGAAGAACAACAACATCATCGTTCAGTTTGTGGTGGAAGAGCAACCGCAAGTAGACTTCTAATTGATGCCGAATTTCGTGAACAACATAGATTATCAACATCTAATAATATGAAATTGCAACATCAGTTGGGTAAGATAAAATATGATACGTTCACAAATAAGAAACATTCTGAAGAATCGAAACGAATAATGTCAACTAAAGCAAGTATACGTACTGGCGACAAAAATTCACAATATGGTACATGTTGGATAACAAAAGACGGAATAAATAAAAAAATAAAAATAGAAAATTTAGATACTTTTATTCTTAGTGACTGGACTAAAGGTAGAATAATACTCTCGTAGGCTTCTTGGTGAAGAACTTGGCTGTCACCCATGTAAAATAGAGGGTTCGAACCCCTCCGGGAGTGCAAATCCAACCGAAAGACAAGTAGGTTACTGATGAAGCGGGGTTCGTATGCCCCAAACGTGCGGAGGTCGTGCTCTAACGTGCTCGGTGCAAAAAACAGTTTGGGGTTATTTTCGAGGTCGTAGTTTAATGGTCAGAATGCTGCCCTGTCACGGCAGAGAAGGGGTTCGAGTCCCACGGCTTCGGCAAAATTACCGCTATAACGGTAAAAATGTATGAAAAAGTGCATTATATGATACTTTTTAACACATTTTAACAGAAAATTACTGTTATAGCAGTAAAAAGTGCAATATATGATACTTTTGTATGCATTTACATATAATTGCATAAAAACACATAAATTCATATGCATTTGCATATAATTAAATGCTGCGTTATACAAATGGCTAAAGTAGGCAGACCTTCAATCTGTCCCGAAAGGTTCGTGGGTTCGAATCCCACACGCTGTACTCTTGGTCGTTTTCTGTACTTCTCAGTATTTATTGAGAAATACAGATTATGGCAAGAAAAGAAAAACAATACCATTTCATATATAAGACAACAAATTTATTGAATGGTAAATATTATTATGGAATGCATTCCACTGATAATCTCAACGATGGATATTATGGGTCTGGAAAAAGATTAAAATATTCAATAAATAAATATGGTAAAGAAAATCATATTGTAGTACAACTTGAATTTCTTCCGGACAGAAAATCATTAATTGAACGAGAGAAACTCTTAATTGATTTAAATGAAGTGGCAAAAGAAAAATGCATGAATTTGAGAATTGGTGGTAGTGGTGGATTACTTGGATTGCCGGAAGAAACAATAAAAAGAATTCGTAAGGGTGCATCAGAATTTATGACAAATTTGTGGAAAGACAAAAATTTCATTGATGGTCACGTTAAACGCTCAAGCAGAAGAATGAAGTGGTTAAATGAAACTCACGTAATAAAACATGACACTTTCACAAATAAAAAACACACAGATGAAACAAAAAGATTAATGTCAGTTAAGGCAAGTAAACATATTGGTGACAAAAATTCTCAATATGGTACTTGTTGGGTAACAAAAGATGGCATTAATAAAAAAATAAAAAATAACGATTTACTTATGTTTACCAATAATGGTTGGCATAAAGGTCGAATAATATAAGTGTTGAAACGATAAGAGAGTACTACTGACTACCAGTAGCCAACCTAAATCGGTTCAACGTTATGCTCGGTTCTTCTAACGGTAAGGAAAATAGACTCTCAATCTAAGAATGCGGTTTCGACTACCGCACCGAGTACCAAATGTTCGGTTCGTCTAATGGTCAGGACATCACCCTTTCACGGTGGGGATTATGGGTTCGAGTCCCAGTTTTCCCACCAATGCATCTTTAACTCAGTTCGGAAGAGTGTCTATATGACATGTAGAAAGTCGGGGGTTCAAATCCCTCAAGATGCACAACACATGGGAGTTTAGTTTAGTTGGTAAAAGCGTCTGGCTTACATCCAGAAGACCGGTGGTTCGAATCCATCAACTCCTACAATATCGGCTTAAACGCCTATAAACGCCTTTTATAGGTTCTACAACCTATAAACAACCGATTGTGGTGGAATTGGCAGACACGCCAGACTAAGAATCTGGTGCCAGCAATGGTTTGTGGGTTCGACTCCCACCAATCGGACAAAATCTAATTGACAATGAACAGCGTTCCCTGACGTTGTGCTGGTCGTCTAACAAGGCGGCTCACCAGCTTGCAAGGTGTGGCTTATTAGATTTATATACGGGCATCGTCTAATGGTAAGACACTCTCCGTCCAAGGGGAGAAATAGGCTGCAGTCAGGGTTCAAATCCCCTTGTCCGTGCAAATGCGGGTGTGATGGAATGGTTAAGACATGCGTGCCTTAGAAGCACGTGCCGAAAGGCGTGGGGGTTCGACTCCCTTCATCCCTACTAAAAGTAAACAAAATTGTTTAGTTTATAAAATGCAGGTGTAGTCGAATTGGTATAGACAACACGCTCAGACCGTGAAATTTGCGAGTTCGAATCTCGCCACCTGTACAAAATCGACTGTTATAGTTTTGACCGTGAGTTCTATAATGAAAATTTAAAGACTGATGGTGACACTCTGAGAGAAGAGACACGGGGAATTCGCTTAGTTGGCTAAAGCATCTGCCTTGCACGCAGAAAATCAAGGGTTCGACTCCCTTATTCTCCACCAAACATTCTGAGTTCAAGTCCAATCTTTTCCAGAATTTAATGTATTTATGTAAAAAGAAAAGTATGATTAAAGTAATTTGCACACAATGCAACAATGAATTTGAAAAATCTGAATCTGAATATAAACGAACTGAAAAAAGAAATCAGAATCATTTTTGCTCAAATAAGTGCTATAATGAGTTCAGAAGCATAAATTCAATTACACATTGCAAATTTTGTGGTACTGAACTAAAATCAAAGAACTTTTGTTCAAATAGTTGTGCTGCATCCTATAATAATAAGCACAGAATTGTAAACGATAGAAAATTTTCAGATGGTGGAATAAAAAATATTGTAGATGCAAGACATATTAAATTGAATATTTTACTTATCGAGTACAACAAAAATCCTAAATTTTGTAGAGAATGTAATTTAATGTTATCATACCGAAATAGAAACCGGAAATTTTGTTCGATTGAATGTAAAAGAAAGTATGAAAGAAAAAATTTGAATGAATATCAAAAATATTATAAAGAATGTCAATTTGATTTCAATTTATCTGATTATCCAAATAAATTTAATTTCAAATTGATTGAAGAATATGGTTGGTATCGACCAAAAAATCATGGTAATAATTTAACTGGAATTAGTAGAGACCATATGATTTCAATAAAATATGGATATGAAAATAACATTAGTCATGAAATAATTAAACATCCGGCTAATTGCCAACTAATGATACATAATGAAAATGTTCGAAAACATAAGGGATGTTCAATTACTTTAAATGAATTGTTGAATAAAATAAACATTTGGGGCAGTGGTGACAACGGCTAACACGATGCGCTTGCACCGCATAGATGGGGTTTCGATTACCCCCTGCTCCACAAATGGTCCAATACTTCAATCGGCAGAGGGGAACGGCTTAAACCCGTTATAGTGTGGGTTCGAATCCCACTTGGACTACCAAAATTGCCGGAAGCTGCCGGATAGGTAAAATCAAATAATTTTATTATCTTTGCACGCAAGAAAGTATTCGAAAAATAAAATTTGAAGTATTTATAATAAAATTCATATGATACCACAATATACCGAAGAAGAATTTAAATTAGCAAAGTCAACAGACCTTTTGCCATGTAAATGTGTTATCTGTAATAACACATTTTATAAGCAGAAACGGGTGATAAATAGGACCACCACCAATTACGATAGAAATACGGGTGATTTTTGTTCCAGGGAATGTAAAAGAAAATCAGAAGGTGGTTTTGAAAGCGTTACTTGTGCAAATTGTGGTAAGATAATAATTAAACACTCTTCCGCAATAAAAAAATCAAAAACTGGAAATCATTTCTGCTCAAAATCTTGTGCTGTTTCATACAATAATACACATAAGACTACGGGTAATCGTAGGTCAAAACTTGAAATGTACATTGAAAATTACTTAAAGTCAGCACATCCGGATATCGAAGTGCTATTCAACGACAAGCAAACAATTAATTCAGAGTTAGATATATTTTTACCAAAGCATAAACTTGCATTTGAACTTAGTGGAATATTTCACTACGAACCAATATTTGGTAAAGAAAAACTGACCCAAATTCAGAATAATGATAATAGAAAATTCCAAGCCTGTTTAGAAAAGGGAATTGAATTATGTATCATCAACACATCTGAATTAAAATATTTTAAAGAAAAAAACGCAGTAAAATATTTAAACATTATACTGCAGGTTATAAATACACATCGGTAGTTCAGTTGGTAGAATAGTGGTCTCCAAAAGCAAAGGTCGGGAGTTCGAACCTCTCCAGACGTGCAAAATAAATTTTCATTTAATGTATAGTTTTGCTGTTCGAGAATGTATTTATATAAAAATATAAAATCATGAACAGCAAAACCGATAATTTTTCAAATGAAGAAATAAAAGAAATACTTTCTGAATGTAAATCATTTAGAGAAGTATTGTCAAAAATTGGATATAATAGTAATGGAAGTGGTGGTTATTCATTACTCAAACAACAATTAAAAAAACGCAATATAATTATACCAAAATATCATTATTATGGTAGTGGTAATAAATATAATAGAGTCAATTTATTAGAAATTTTGGTTGAAAATTCAACATATACAAACAGAGCAGTATTAAAAACTCGTTTAGTTAAAGAAGGATTATTAGAATATAAATGTAAGTGCGGTAATAGAGGTGTTTGGGAAGGAAAAAAATTATCATTACAATTAGAGCATAAAAATGGAATTAATAATGACAATAGAATTGAAAATCTTGAATTTTTATGTCCAAATTGTCACACTCAATCAAAGACATTTGCTGGTAAAAACAATAAGTGTTCATTAAGAAAAAAAATAAAAAAAGCACAAATAAAATTATTTAAAGAAATTAAACATTGTATATGTGGTGCTGAAATAAAGAATGAAAGCACTGTCTGTCAAAAATGTCATCACGAAAATTTACGAAAAATTAAAATAAGACCAACTTATGGTGAACTAATAAATGACATTACTTTTTTTGGTGGATATACTGCAACAGGAAAAAAATATGGTGTTTCTGACAATACAATACGTAAATGGCTTAATTTCTATGAAAAACAAATATCAAATACGTCTGTCGTCTAACGGCTAAGATAGCGGCTTCCAACCCCGTGGATGAGGTTTCGATTACTTCCAGACGTGCAATGATGTGATAGTAAAAATCGCAGGTATGCGTAGCAGATTAGCGTTCTCTCCAAAGGAACTAAAAGTATAATCACCACTGAGGGCATTCATTTGTACCCAAGAGCAGTATCAGTTAGCTACGCACTACCACATCAGACAAGTAGTAATAACTAATAAGAAAGGAGCATGCCTTCAAAATCAGATTTAGGTATCGTAAAACATTGTGGTGGAGATTTGTACATTACAATTATTTCCACAAGCAACTCTTTAAAAGGTACTACGTACAAAGAGGTAGAAAGCTAACACCAAAACAAATTAAAAAGTACGAATTTTACAAAAAACTCGATGATTTAATCACCTTGAGAAAGGTTGATTGGTTGCGAGATTTCATCTGGAGATTAGAACCTTAGAAATTATTTTCGTATTTATCTGTAACATTTCTTGTTTTATTACGTATAATACAGTAATTTTGACAAATGAAAAAGACTGTCATACAAAAAATAATTGCAGATATTGAGGTAATTAATTCCAGAGGAATCGAATTAACCCCCAAAGGTATTCTGATTATTTTGGAAAACAGTCTTGGTGACGAAAAGAAACAGATAATGGATGCTTTTGAGGAAGGTGTAGGTTATGAACAATCACTACTTGGTAAAGTAGATTATCCTGCTTCAAGGTATTATCACGGCACGTTTGAAACAAATAAAAGGGAATAATGTATATCATTGCAAAGAAGAAAGATTATTATGATGGTGTTGCCGGGACTACAGGTATCGACAAAACTATTGTATATGAGCGTGAAATTCAAGAATTCGAAGGCGAAGATATGCCAAAAGTGTTTAGAAGTAAAGGTTACTTCACTAATTTCAGGGAAAGAGAAAACAATCCACTCTATAAATTAGGTAATTCTCACATAAAACACGAATATTGGAAAAAAATTCCCCGTCATTCATATTTTCTCATTGGCTTTTGTGGAAAACTTTACGTTGGCTTTAAACTTTACAGTCTTATAGACACAGAAGAATATAACAACGTAATTACAACAATCACATATGACCACGATTATATGATTGAACTTTTCGAAAACAAAACATACGGTGGATATTTTCAAGACAATCTGAATAGCGTATTACATTACGATGCATTACATTGGTTCAGAGATATGAAAACACCGTGCTTTGTATATGACCAAGACTTTGGTGGAATCGACCATATTGACCTAAAACATTATGGCTATAATCCACACTCAAAATTTATTGTTAATCCACTTTTAAAAGATTATCAGTTTTATAAGGTCTTCGATGCTGTTCAAGCATTTCAAGAAGTATCAATGTTTATGGGTGGTGTACTTGGCAGGGGAGAAAAGGAAATTGTTGAAGTGGCAGATAAATATAAAATTGCACAACACGGCTTTAATAAATGGAGTTTTAGAAAAGAATCAACAGATAAAAAATAGTTATGGTAACAAGAAAAGAAGTACTGGAGTTCGTTGAAAATAATTTAATGAACCTAACCGAAGAAAGAAAAAATTTCAGTGAAACTGATAGTCTTGATAAAATCGAACTCGTCATTGAATGTGAAAGGGAATACAACCTTGAAATTGACGAAAATGATGTTCTACCAGACTTCGATACCGAAATGTTTGTAGACTTTCTCATGAAAAAAATCAAAGAAAATGAAAGTTAAGATAGGTGATAAGATTTACGATGCCAATGAAGAACCCGTCATGTTGATATTTGAAAGTGACATACAAAGAATCGCAGTTGGTCAGCACTTAATTAACATGCCAGACGGTGGACGCAAATATTGCATGTATCCTGACAGTATGGACCACGAAGTTGTGAGAGACTTCATGAAAACTGATAGTGATGATAAAAAACCTGAGTGATATTCTAAAACTTAAACCCACCAAATTAAGTGAAGTGGTAATTGACATAGAATCGCTTAGACCACAAAAGGGAAATACAGGCATCAAGATTTATGGGTCTTTGGAATTTTGTAGAAAATTTGAGGAAATATTAAATGGAACGGGAACTACACAAAATACACATAATACCCGCAAGGTTCATTGAAAAACACCCCAAGGGTTATGTAATCAGGTGTTATATTCAAGAAGATATGCTGGAAGACAGACTATTTGACGAGTATTCGCTGATGGGAATGAAAAATCCCAAGTATTTATTTATCGGCATAATGTCGGGTGTAGGATTTTCTCAGTGTAATTTTGTACAGGCAGATGAATACGAAAAAATGTTTAAAAGAAAATGGAAAAGTTTGACGAAATAAGAGAAAGACTTTGGACTTCATTCGGTGTGATGAAACCCGCAGACAGTGGTGATTTATCAGACATTGGAAATGAAATTGGTACAATTGTTGGACAATATTGTGACGAAGAGAATAGTATTGAAGATTTTATAAGAGGTTTAAGACACGGGAAATCACTGATTGATGGTACGCATGATAAAGCGTATCCGTTTATTTAAAATAATTGGGGCAGCCTGGATTTGACAGCGTGGCAGAGTGGTATAGTAAGCAAGTGGTAGTTGAATCAGACTACGTTAAAAAGGTTCAAAACAACAAACGCAGAAGACATAATGTCTATTCCAACTTCTCTCACGAGAGGTAAAGCAGTATTCGCAAGACAAGCTGAACTTGCAATCGCAGCATAGGAATCAAAAAATTCGGCAAAGAACCCCGAACTCGATAGGGATAAATTCGAGACGGTTTGCGAATGAACCGTTGAAATCATTCGACATTTTGTTGGTTTAGGAAAATCAAATAAACTTGTAGAAAACGTATTAGTCGCATGACTGGACAAGGGTTCAACTCCCTTCTGCTCCACTTCCACAAACTTTTCCGCACTTCCACAGTATTTATAATAAAATATTGTGGAAGATGGAAAAGTATAAAAGAAAAACAGCAGTAGTTATATGTTATAACTGCAATACTCCGTTTGAAAAAGCGGTTTCAGAAATAAAAAGAACGGAAGCAAAAGGTAAAAAACATTATTGCTCCCAAAGTTGCCTTGGAAAAACAAATATTAAAAATCTGGGCATTTGGATAGGAAAGGGAAATGTTGATAATTTTAATGGTAAAACTCAAAGAGACCAATTTACTGGTTTTCGGGAATTTATAAGGAGAGCAAAACGAAGAAAAAACTTGGGTGATTTAACATTAGACGATTTGCTTGAACAATGGAATAAACAAAACGGTAAATGTCCATACACAGGAATTGAACTTAAGTTACCTCAAGCAAGAAAAAGACATCAGATGTTTGAAATGGCATCGCTTGACCGAGTTGATTCGAATAAACCATATGAAAAAAATAATGTGGTGTTTGTGTCAACACCAATAAACTACATGAAAAATTCGATGACCGAAGAAGAAACAGTTGCTTTTTGCAAAAAAATTGCGTTATTTTGGATAAATAAATTATGACTGACGAAGAAATAAATAAACTTGACAGAGCGAAAGAAGCAATACTTTTTGTGCTCTACATGAATCATCCAAATACTATGAAAAAAAGGGATGTTGAAGCCAAAATATTAGCAGACGGACTACTTAAAATGTCAGATAAAGAATTTGATGAATATAAAAGAAAATTTGAACTAACAAAATTAAATTAATTATGAGTTTGGATTACAAAAAAATGAAAAAATGGGCAGAATCTCCAGAAGGTATTGCTGTTCGTAATGAGTTTATTGAAAAAATGGCAAAGAAATTAAAAATTGCCGAAGGTCGTTATAAACGTTTCGAAGAATGGTTGAAAAACAATGACTTTGAGGCATTGATGTTCAGAGTAATTCACGAGCATGGTGATGACTACCAGGAAAAATGTATGCACAAGGGTTATGAGCCATATCCAAACAACAAATTAGGATTTCTCATTGACTATCTTGTACATAATTTTGAGCCAATCGAAGTTCCGGAAATCGAACCTGAACATTTTCCAAGTACGATTTATTTTTTCAAAGGATATTATTTTCAGACGATTTGCGGACAGGGTTGCTTTCACAGGATATACAATAAAGAAGACATGCGAATGGTATTGCAAGTATGAATAAAATTAAAAATAGAATAACTGACGAAAATTTTATTGCTGTCTGTGAATCATCGACAAGTATGGCACAAGCTGCGGCAACGCTGAAAATACATTTTAATAGTTTCAAAAAAAGGGCGAAAGAATTAAATTGTTATAACACAAATCAGTCGGGAAGTGGAACGCATAAAAGGTCTGGACGACTTATACCGATTGAAGAAATTATTTTTGAGGGAAAACATCCAGAATATCAGACGTTTAAATTAAAAAATCGGTTAGTCAAAGAAGGTTATAAAAAAAACGAGTGTGAAGAATGTGGACAAACAGATGTTTGGAATAACGAAAAACTTGAAATGGAATTAGACCATATTGACGGAAATCGGACTAATCATTTATTAAAAAATTTAAAAATGTTATGTCCTAATTGTCATAGTCAAACAAAAACATTTTGTGGTAAGAATAAAACATAATGGCGTAGTGGTGGAATTGGTAGACACGCTGGACTTAGTGCTTTAATCAGAGCAAATCAAATCCAGTGGGCAGTAATGTCCGTGTGGGTTCGACTCCCATCTTCGCTACACAGTATTTATAGTAAAATATAATCATGACTAAAATGAAAAATCCGTTTAAGAGCAAAAAGGAAGAAGTAAGTACTCCTGCTCCCGTTGAAAAAAAACTTAAAGTTCCTGTTGACATTTTGTTGGAAGAATGTATTAAAGGTGTTATTCATGAGGTCGCAAAAGAACATCATGCAGAAGCAAAAGAAATTATCAGATTGGGAAGCGATGATGACCGCAAAGAATTTCTTAAATATTACAAAGAAGACAAAGGCAACATCTGCTGTTTAGTTCTCGACAGAATTAAACGTGATTTAATAGCCAACGGTAAGATGGCATACGATAAAGAAGCTGCATTCGGACATCCATTTATGTTGTAATGTTACCCTACGGAAAAAGTCCAAAAATGCGGTATAATTATACCGATTGTCACCCCAAAAGACTCAGGAAGTTATTGGGCGGTGGTAGATGGGTTAATTGGTGGGAAACTGAACTTGGTGACATAGATAAGGGTGCTGAAAGGCAACGAGTTAAAGAAGAATTAAAACGAGAGGTAAATGACGAATATAATCAAAGGTAAACAGCCAATACGTGATGAGAATGACTGTGGTTGTGGTAAGCCGTTAAAAGTGACTGACCCCCGGAGAAAAATTATTCGGAAGATACCGAAGAAGAAATAACCATCCTCATGTGGTGGAACTGATAATTTCAAAAATGTCCTTGTGTTGTAATTGGTAGCCAAGATAGTTTCAAAAACTATTGTCGTAAGACGTGCGGGTTCGACTCCCGCCAAGGACACTAATAATAATATTTAAATATTTTATTGCGGTTTGTTCTTTGAAATATTTTTGTTGTGATGTATCAATAATGCACAATTCAATACCATGTTCTAAACAGGCTTGAAATTTACGATTATCGTTATCTCGAATTTGAATCAATTTTTCTTGACCATAAATTGGTTCATAATGAAATATACCGTTAAGTTCAAAAGCGAGTTTGAATTTAGGTATATAAATATCAAGTTCGGAATTAATTATATTTTTGTTATTGAATAATATTTCAAAATCCGGATATAATAAATTTAATTGATTCTCAAGATATTTTTCAAGTTTTGACCTACGATTACCTTTAGTTTTATGTGTGTTATTATATTTTGCGGCACAAGACCTTGAGCAAAAATTATTCTTGTTCTTACTTATTTCACTTGGGAATTTTTCGAACTCACCATTACAATTGGAACAAAATACTTTTTCTTTTTTTATTTTAGATAAATTTCTACAATTGTTTGAACAATACATACCTTTTGCTCTTGTATTAACATTCAATACTTTTTGAATTCCATGCTTTGTCATATAAAAAATATTATTACATTTGTAACACTGACACGGTAGTTTATCTTGTGATAGTGCATTTAAAAATTCAGATTCAGAATATAATGGTTTCATGATTTTTTAATATAAATACTTCGAAATTTGAATTTCTATTCCTAATGTGAAGACTTTTAAAATAAATCAATAAAATAATAGTATTTATAGGAAATATCAGAATTTATGGTAACTTTGATGGGCAGAAAAGTATTTGAAAAACTTAACGAACAGAAAGGCAAAGTGTTAGGTAAGAAAATGGACGAAATTGATGAATTACTTCGACCATATACCAAGATATTGCCAAATGGATTTGAAGAAGTAGAAATACCGGATGCAGAAGTTGCTGAAAAATACGAAAAACTCAATCAAGAATTTCACGAGATTGTAGAAGAAATAAATTTAATGGATAAAAACTAATAAAATGAAAAAAGAAAGGGCATCAGTCTTCTAAGTAACTTAAACTTAGAAGATTATGAAAGTAAAAACAATCAAAGATTCGACCACCAATCGTGGTGAATTTAACCGTGCCTACAAAGCACACCTTGAAAGAAAAAATAAAATACGTTGCAGTTATTGCAAGTATCACCGTAATGAAAATCGCACCACTAATTTATATTGGGGTGATGAAAAGCACTTAAAGTATCCTAATTGGAAGCTGATTTCTAAGAACGAGAAACAGTGGATGGAAAAACCAATGAGAATTGAAATAAACCGTAGGGTTCGTTTCGATGCAATCATTGAAACCTATGAGTTCATTTTCACATTTCCAGCATGACGCATAGCGACATCGCTCTAATGGCTAAGACACTTCTCTCATAAGGAAGGAATCAGGGTTCGATTCCCGGTGTCGCTACAAATAAAAAAACCTGTCGAATTCGACAGGTTTAAATTTCCAGTGTGTTATTTTGATGATTTGGTAAACCATTTCCATCCCCAAAAACCTACGTTTGCCATAATTGTCAGTGCTAATAGCACTTCAATACCCGTAAATCCCTTTTCGAATATGTGTGAGTAGGCAATACCAATAATAAGTGGGTTCAAAATAAACAACCAATTTTCTTTAAGCCAAGTTAATAATTTTCCCATTGTTTTAATTTTTATATAAATACAGTTATTTTTAGTGAAATATCGGAGTATCTTTATACTGCTCAATATCTTCTTTCCATTGTTGTGCTTCAGGTGTACCGATTTCTTCAAGTCTTCTGAGCAATATTGGAATTTCTTCTCTGTGAAAATTGAAAATTCTTCTGTTACCCAACGAACTGTTTTTTATTTCGAACTTACTCTTGGTAAAACCTTCAAGATGTGAGTCAATACCTTGATTAACTACCTCAGTAAATAATTTATCATCCGGACTACCAACAGGTGTTGTTATCGGCAAGAAATCCGGATTTGTTACCTCTTCCTCTTTTTCATTAGATATTCCCTCATTAAGTTTGGGGTTGAACGATTTGTCAAGTCTTTGCATGACTTCGAAAAGTCTTTGTTTGTCGTATGTTTTCATGTTGCCTATTGTTTAAAGGGTTCATTCTGTAATTCGTTTGGTGTACCATTAGAATTCAGTTCACCAGTAATAAATTCTTGTTGTTCGGGTGCTAACCACCAACTAACTGTTTCTGCAGGTGTTTGTAGTATGTCATAATCTACACCCAAGAAATTGTTTTGAAAAAACTGAATTAATTCTGCCTTTTCGTTTACATTATTATTACCCTGAATGAAATCCATAACTTCTTGATACCACTTATATTGTGGAGAATCTTGTGGATTTACATATTTAGCGTGACCTGGAAAATCATTTAAGATTTTCTTATAGGTATTTTGACTGAAATTGGGTGCTACCCTTTCCATGACTTCGAAAAGTCTTTGTTTGTTATCTCTTTTCATATTAACTGATATCTTCTACTTCCCATTCTGAGGCGTTTGACGCTGCATCTTCGCTTACTACCGTTGGTACGCCTCTATTTATTTTTATGTTTTTAACTATTTTCTGGTCAAGAAGTTTAGCAAGTTCATTATCGTTTAAAGGTGTATATGAAAAACCTTTCTGATAGCTTCTTGATATTCTGTGTTTTAATAATTCAGGGTCATTGGACTCAACAACAGTGACTTCAACACTACGATATCTGCCTCTGTTTACCAGAGATTCAAGTGTGTTAAAAAATTTGTCGCTTTCTACTTGATATGTACTTGGTGTTGTAACATTGAGATAATATCTACCGTCAATGTGTAAAATTATCGCCATTAATGTTTTGCCTTGAGCACCTACTTTTGTTTGGTCAGACATACTAATTTCTTCACCGTTACTCACGTTTATATTAAATCCCAAACCCATGCCATTTATTCTTCTGGCTTGACTGAGAAAACTCCACTGATGATTACCCTTTTCACCACGGAATGTCTGCCAGACATGAATCATTTCGTGAGCCAAAGTATCTCGGAATTGCCTGTATGATAGTTTGTAAAAACTTGACATCGAAAGATGTTGAACCTTTCTTTCACCCGTAATTCTATTGTGTATGGATGAAACATGACCCAATGAAGTTTTTCTGTTATCCCACTTTAGCGGAACTTCACCCAATGAGTCGTTGAAAAGTAACTTGTTTAGCTTATTATATTCTTCACGTAGATTAATTTCCTGTGGATTAATAATATCCTCACTACCATATTCCTTCTCATTAAGAAACCCACCAATTTCTTCCTTTATTATGGAAATTATGCCCATGACTTAAAATGTTACTTCACAAATATTAGTTTTGAAATCAAAGTCTAATTCTCTCACAAATAAAAATCCACCGTTTTCAATCTCAACTTCGTTTACTTGAAATCTCCATTTGGTATCGGTGATATTCTTTGGTGTTTCCTGTGTAAGTGCATCGGTGTGTTTATCAAACATCTGCATGATGTATTGACCCTCAACACTCTCAACCTCAATATTAAACTTATATATTCCTTCGGGATTTACTAAGAAGCTAACTCCCCAATGAACCATGATTTTGGACCTTTGTATACCTGTGTCAAAGTCTGCCGTAAATGGTTCGTAGTTATAAAAATCGGCATTAACCATCTGTGCAAACCTGAGTCTGTCGTCTTTTACGAGCGTTGATGCAGGTTTATCTGTTGCAGTTTCACGGACCATATCGGTCAATTCTTCCTTAATAATGGATTTAATGCTCATGTAAACAATATTTTTTATAAATACTTGATATTATATGAAATTCTTTTATACATTTGCACTTATTATATTTGAGTGAATGAAGTATTCGATGGTTCATCAGAAGTACACGTCAGCAAAAACCTCAATTAAACAAGTCCCGGCAGGTTTTAACATTGTTGACAAACATTTTGGTTGGCAGGCAAACACAGTCAATTTAGACATCGGTGGTGGAAAATATGACTTGATGACTGAAGAATTACGGAAGAAAGGTGTAGAGAATTTAGTCTACGACCCATTCAATAGAAGTCTGGTACATAATATGAAAATTATTTACAGACTTGAACTTGAAGAAAATGATGTCGATACTGTGACGATGTTTAATTTGTTAAATGTCATTGCAGAACACGAAATACAGTTAAACGCCTTAAAGATGGCGAATGACACACTAAAGAAGGGTGGAATGCTCTACGTTAGGTCAACATATAAGAATCCCGCAAAGGTGTCGGGAGTGACCAAATCGGGAACATTTCAACACTATAAAACCCAGAAGGAATATCTCGAAATAGTTCGAGAGGTATTCCCCAAGGCAGAATTGAAATTTGGAATTATTTATGTAAAGAAAGGAGAATGAAATGAAAGTACTTGAAAAAATCGATTGGTCAGTGTTGAACACTTACATCGACAACAACCTTATTATGGCAAACAAGCACCCAGAGTATGACATCTGGATTCTCAACTATTCTCCAAAGGTTCAGTCAAAGAAATTCTGGGATGACTACACACTGTCATGCAGAGGTTTAGTCATTGACGCTGACGGTAAAATTCTTGCACGTCCATTCAGAAAGTTCAAGAACTATGAGGAACACGACCCATCAGAAATCGACATGTCGAAGAAATTCGAAGTGTTCGAAAAAATGGATGGTTCACTCATCATATTGTTCTATTACGAAGCACGTATGGAATGGATAATTGCCTCAAGAGGTTCATTCATTTCAGAACAAATGCTTGAAGCACAAAAAATGATTAATGCTTCAATATATGACACATTAAACATGCGCTTGACATACTTGTTTGAAATAATCTATCCAGAAAACCGTATCGTGGTTGACTATGGTAAGAGAAGGGAACTTGTTTTACTTACAGTAATTGAAACGTCTACTGGTTACGAAGTGCCTTACCAAAGCGTACTTCCTACTTACTCGAAATACTTCACAGTCGTTAAGAAATACGATGTAACAATCAATAATTTAAATGACTTAAGAAGAGTTGAGGAAGATAACAAAGAAGGATTTGTTGTGAGGTTCGAAGATGGTTTCAGAGTAAAAGTTAAGTTTGCAGAATACGTCAGATTACACGGTATTCTCACAAATGTCTCAAATTTAACGATTTGGGAACACTTGAAGAGTAACTACAACTTTGACGAACTACTTGACAGAGTTCCAGACGAATTTTATGACTGGCTACAAAAGACTGTAAATATTTTGCAATCACAATACAATGATATCGAAAGAAATGCATTGAGAGAATTTCAAATCATTTACCATGTGAACGGTGTTACAGAACGTCCTGCATTCGCTGCGCAAGCAACTAAATCAGACTTACGTTCAATACTATTCAAGTTGTACGACAAAAGGTCATACAGTGAAATAATCTGGAAGATGATTCGACCAGTTTACAGCAAACCATTTAAAGATGGTCTCGAAGTCCAAGACTTTGAGTCAGAAGTATTATAAAGCGGAGATTTCTCCGCTTTTTTATGTATTTATGGTAAACGAAATTACCATGAAGATACTTAATTTAATTACCAGACACTTCGAACCAGAAGTAAAACCTATTGTAAGAAAATATGGTTGGAAAAAAGACTTACATGACCCACGTGACTTGCGATATAAAGTCAGTGCACCTGATGCACCGAGAGTATTACCACCACTTGTGGACCTCAGACCTTTATGCCCACCTGTTTATGACCAAGCTGACCTTGGAAGTTGTACGGGAAACGCATTAGCATCAGCATTCCAGTTTGAACAAATGAGGCAAAAAGTACCGAATTGGATTCCTTCAAGACTTTTCATTTACTATAATGAAAGAGTAATTGAAAAAACAGTTAATGAAGATGCGGGTGCACAGATACGTAACGGTATTAAAAGTCTTGTTGATATGGGTGTTTGTCCTGAAACAATGTGGCAATATATTCCGGGTAAATTCACGAAAAAACCCTGCAATTGCTGTTATAGAGAAGCATTGAATAATCAAGTTCTCCAATATGAAAGAATTGCAGAGCACACATTACAAGGAGTAAAAGAAGCAAATGCAGATGGCTTTCCAGTTACTTTTGGTTTTACTGTTTATGACTCAATGGAAACCGAAGAAGTCGCTAAAACAGGTATGGTGCCAGTTCCTGGTCCAAACGATAAACCAGTTGGTGGTCATGCAGTTAAAGCGGTTGGCTATGATGACAGTAAAGAATGTTTTATTGTAAAAAATAGTTGGGGTACTACTTGGGGTATACAGGGTTATTTCTATTTACCTTATTGGTATTTTACAACACCAAGTGCTGCAAACGATTTCTGGGTAATGAAATTAGTTGAGTCTAAAAACAAATAAAATGAAAAAATATAACAAACAAAGACTTTTCGAAGTCATGCAAAGAGTTGCACCCGATTTTACAGGTATGGTATCTGAAGCAAATAACTCAAGCAGATTAGATGCTTCAACTCGTAGTAAAATTAACAGGGAATTGTCAAAACTTCCAAATTATCACGAAGGAATTCCATTGGATTTGATTGAAAACATATTAGAAAAATATGGCTTGGTAATACTTCAAGAAGACAATACTGCCTATGAGGGCATCTTTACGGGCGAAGAAGGTCGTGCACAAATTGCACTTGGCTATATAAACACTGGACATGATGAAAATGGTCTAACAGCCTATAAGCCAATAGATAACAGTATGTTAATTATGACTTGGTATAAAATGGGAAGTGGAAAATATGAAATTGTTTCTTATTTATCATAAATGAAAAACATTGTTGACATCATAAAAGAAGAAATTGATGATTTGCGGTATCAGTTGGCAGGATATAAACACGATGAAAAATTAGTATCCTATAATAAGGTATATCATGTAACACCAATACAAATAGCAAACGAAATATTATTAAAAGGAATAATTAAAAATAGTCCGTCAAGCCAAGAACCAGAAGCAATATATTTAACCTCAGATATTCACGGTGCTGTTTTATTATGTAAACGATTGAGTGAAGCAAAGAGAATAAAAACTGATTGGGTTATATTAAAAATAAATTCAACTAATTTGAAACTATATAAAGACCCATATTCCATTAAAGAAGCAGGAATTTACACTTATGACAATATTCCCAAAGAATTAATTAAATTTGAAACAATTGTTGATGGTGAAATATTAAAAAATAACAATAACTGGAAATTATTTTGGAATTGGTGGTTTTGGGGGTCTGGCACAAAACCAGACTTTATAAAGAAATTCGCTTTAAATCAATATAATATAAAATAAATGAAAAGTGTTGTCGATATTATAAAAGAAGTGATTGCTGAAGACTATAATCATAGTAATTACTTAAAGTGGAAACGACAAAACGTAACCATTAGAGGTATGCAGGAAGTAGGTAAAGAAAATAATGGAATGGCTTCTTTTGGTCAGGGTTTGTACACAGCAGCATTAGGTAATAAAGAATTGGCAAGAAAATATGGTAAAGTATATTTTGTTGTTGGTGCTATACCAAAACATCCCAAAATTGTTAATAATTGGAATGAAGCAGAAATTTTTACACAAAAAGTAGTAATGCTTTATGGTAAAGAAAATGGTATTGACGATTATTTTGATGCAAAAAGAGATTTTGACACAAAAACAAACGTTAAAGACGAAATGCTTAAATTAGGATATGATGGTTTAGTAATTAAGGGTCGTGAAATGGTAAATTATACTCCCGATAACGATAATATCCGATATTTCAACAACGAAAATGAATTAATGAATTATTACGAATATGTTGTTTCATAATAAATTAGAAAATAATTTAAAAATAATTACGATTTTATTTGCAAGTCCGGTATTTATTACTACATTTGTCCCTTGATATTTAAAATAAACAAGATAAAGAATAAAGCAATGAGAACTTTTGGAAAATATTATTACGGTAAAAAATCTTATAAAAAGCAGTTTATAAGAATCGGGAATACTATGTCCAAAACGCAAAGTTAATGGAAACATAACAAGTGTGTAAAATACATGAACCCGATTCGAAAGATTCGGGTTTTTTGTTTTTATGTGGGTACGGTCACGGTGGTGGAGTGACTTCGGTCTGTAAAACCGAAACAAAGAAACACAGGGGGTTCGAATCCCTCTACCCTCACAAATTGGGAATGTGGCAGAGTGGTATGTGCAGACTGAATTGGTATACTACGTGGGTTTACAACCTTAACACGTAGAAGGGGTCTGATAAGTACGTGAGTTCGAATCTCACCATCCTCACAAATGGAAATGTTGGGTGCTGGAATACCCAAGAGTCTGTAAAACTCCCGCTTCGGCATGTTGGTTCGAGTCCAACCATTTCCACAAAAATTGCGCTTGTAACTCAGTTGGTAGAGTAACGGACCTTTAATCCGTGAGTCGAGGGTTCGACCCCCTCCGGGCGCACATAAACATCCGTAGCAAAGGGGATATGCCCCAGGTTTTTACCCTGGTGACGTGGGTTCGATTCCTACCGGATGTACAATAAGCATTCGTGGCAGAATGGCGATGTTCTTGACTCTTAATCAAGATGATAAGGGTTCGATTCCCTTCGAATGCACAATATTTTTTATGATTTTTAAATATTTTTCAGAAGTTTGTTTTTTAAAATAAATTTGTTGAGAAGTATCTATAATACATAAATCAATCTCCTTCTCTAAACATGCTTGAAATTTCCGGTTATCGTTATTTTGAATCTGCAACAATTTGTCTTGACCATAAATTGGTTCATAATGAAATATGCCATTTAATTCAAATGCGAGTTTTAATGAAGGTATGTAAATATCCAGTTCCGAATTAATGACATCCTTGTTATTAAATAATATTTTTAGTTCAGGATATGATGATTTTAACTGTTCTTCAAGAAATATTTCAAGTTTAGACCTACGATTACCTTTAGTTTTGTGTGTATTATTATATGTTGTAGCACATGTTTGCGAGCAAAAATGATTACCATGTTTAGATTTTTTTATTTGTGATTGTTTTTTTAAAATTTCTTTATTACAATTAGTACATTTAATTTTTACTTGCGTAATTTGTGCCATAGATTGACATTGTTTGGAACAATAATTACCAATTCTATGGTGATTTGGATTTAATGATGCTTGTAAATCATGTTTAGTTTGACAATATGTTGCATCACAATAAGCGCATTTACAAGGCAATAAATCTTTCGATTCTGCCAATTCAAATTCTTCTTCTGTGTATAATGGTATCATTTAAATTTTAATATAAATACTATTAAATTCTTGAAAATCTAATTTCGAGTTCCATCGGGGTCACAACATGAAGACTTACTAAATATAATGTTTGGTAAGTCTTTTATTTTGAGCCACTTATTATTTTTATTTAGTCTAATTAAAAATAGCTTGCATTTCTAAAAGAAATGCATTATATTTGGGGTAAAATAATTTTATGCTTAAGTATTATGAGAAATGGCTAAAGAAAAAAAGTTGGTAAAGACCACTACCACAACAAAAAAAGAGGTCAAACCTAAGAAAAAAGTAACCACAACAGTTGTCACAACTACAGTGACCGAAGAAATAATCTCCAACGAAAGAACCCATATCATCTGTGTATTGGACCGCAGTGGTTCGATGGGTGGAATCATGAGTGATTCAATTGGTGGATTCAACGAATTCCTAAGACAACAGAAGGCTTTGCCTGGCGAAGCAACTATTACTGTTCATCTGTTTGATGACAAACATGATTGCATTTATGATTATGTTAACATCAAAAACGCCAACGAACTTACAAGAGACATTTGGTATCCAAGAGGTACAACCGCATTGTATGATGCAATCGGTAGAGCGATTAATAAAGACAAAGCAAGATTTGTTGGCATGGGTAAAGAAGCACCTTCAAAGGTCCTTGTTTGCGTTGTAACTGACGGTCTTGAAAATGCGAGTACTGAATTTAAACGTGAAGACATTCAGAAACTCATTAAGGCATGCGAGAATGACGATTGGAACTTCATTTATCTTGCAGCTAATCAGAATGCATTCGCAGTTGGTACATCATTCGGCATAAGCGGTGGTAACACAATCACATATTCTGCAAACTCTGTTGGCGTTGCAAACATGTCAGCAACACTTAATTGTGTAGCTACTTCATACAGAAGTATGAGTTCAAAGAGTGCTGATTTTAAAACAAGGTCAAAATCTTTGATTGACAATCAGGATGACGATAAAAATGTTCAGGATTTTAACTCTGGAACTATCACAACAAACGGAAATACTGGACAAGCATTTACCGTTTCAAATACAACTAACAATGTAGTCGTTGATAACGACAAAAAATAAAGAATTTTTTTTCTGTTTTTGTATCTATTTCGTTTTTTTTAAGGGCACTTTCGAGTGCCCTTTTTTCTTAAATGTCTGTGAGTAAATTCGTTAAAATTTATTTAAATATTTTTGCACTTATTTGAATAAACCCTTGTATTTATGAAGGCTTATGAATATATTTGCCAACATAATTTTATAAAAAATTATTAAACGAATGACAGAAAAAAATCTCAAAACTTACAGCAAACAAGAAATCGAAAAAGCAACTCTCCCTTATTTTAAAGGTGACGAAATGGCAACAGCAGTTTGGATTAAAAAATACTGCTTAAAAGACGAAAAAAACTACTACGAATTAACACCCGATGACATGCATCGGAGAATTGCCAGAGAACTGGCAAGAATTGAGGCAAAATACCCCAATCCACTCTCAGAAGAACTGATTTACGAAACACTTAAAAACTTTAAACGAATTGTACCACAAGGAAGTCCTATGTCAGGAATTGGCAATAATTTCCAAGTGGTATCTTTGTCTAATTGTTTTGTTATCGGAAATGGTAAAGAGGGTGACAGTTATGGCGGTATATTGAAAATCGACCAAGAACAGGTCCAATTAATGAAACGCAGGGGTGGTGTCGGACATGATTTATCACACATCAGACCATCGGGAAGTCCCGTTAAAAACTCCGCAATTACTTCAACAGGTATTGTTCCTTTCATGGAAAGATATTCAAACAGTACAAGAGAAGTAGCACAGGATGGTCGCAGGGGCGCACTGATGTTAAGTGTTTCAATTAATCATCCAGACTCAGAAGCATTTATTGATGCTAAAATGACTCCGGGAAAAATTACGGGTGCAAATGTGTCAGTGAAACTTACTGATAAGTTTATGGAAGCTGCAACACAGGGAACTACATTTATTCAACAGCATCCAATTGTAGGTGAAGCTAAGTACACGAAAAAAATCGATGCACAAAAACTTTGGAAGAAAATTATTTACAATGCGTGGAAATCTGCAGAACCTGGAATTTTATTCTGGGACCAAATCATGCGTGAAAGCATTCCCGATTGTTATGCCGACTTGGGTTATGAAACTGTAAGTACAAATCCTTGTGGTGAAATTCCTTTATGCGCAGATGATAGTTGTAGATTATTATGTGTAAATCTTTACGGGTATGTTGTTAATCCATTCACAGTTGACGCATACTTTGATTGGGATTTATTTATGAGTGATGTAATTACTGCTCAAAGATACATGGACGACATTATTGACTTAGAAATAGAAAAAATTGATGCAATACTTGCAAAGATTAAATCAGACCCCGAAGACGAATTCTTAAAATTAATGGAAATTCGTCTATGGGAAAGAATCAGAGATAAAACCGAAAGAGGTCGTAGAACAGGATTAGGCGTAACTGCAGAAGGCGATATGCTTGCAGCATTAGGATTTACATATGGCACTGACAAAGCAACAGATTTTAGCGAAAATATTCATAAGACACTCAAATTAAATGCTTATAAGTCAAGTGTTAACATGGCAAAAGAACGTGGTGCATTCGCAATATATGATGCACAGCGTGAAATATATAATCCGTTTATTCAAAGAATTGCCAGTGAAGACCCCGTACTATACGACAGAATGGTTAAATATGGCAGAAGAAATATCGCCTTACTTACAATTGCTCCAACAGGTACTGCAAGTCTTATGACCCAAACTACTTCGGGTATTGAGTCAGTATATCTTCCCGTTTATATGAGAAGAAGAAAAATCAATCCACAGGAAAAAGATGCACGCATTGATTTTGTCGATGACGAAGGAATTGCATGGCAGGAATATCCCGTATTTCACTATCAGTTTGACACATGGTTACAGGCAAACGGTTATGATGTTAATGTGGTTAAGTCAATGACAAAAGAACAGCGTGCGGAAATTATAAAGAAATCTCCGTATCATAAAGCAAGTGCAAATGATGTTGATTGGGTTAAAAAGGTTGAAATGCAGGGTCGTATACAAAAACACGTGGACCATTCAATCTCAGTAACAGTTAATCTACCCAAGGATGTTACCGAAGAAACCGTTTCTAAGGTATATGAGACCGCTTGGAAAACTGGTTGTAAAGGTTGTACTGTTTATCGTGATGGCTCACGTAGCGGTGTTCTTCTTGCAGAAACAGACAGGAAAGACGAAAAGTTTCATGAAGTTCATGCACCGAAACGTCCGAAAAGACTTAAAGGCGAAATACACAGATTCCAAAATGCTTTGGAAAAGTGGATTGCTGTCGTTGGTATTAAGGATGGCAGACCATATGAAATCTTCACAGGTAAACTTGAAAACGGTCTAAGCAAATTACCGCCAACAGTTAAAGATTGTGAAGTCGTTAAGAACATCATTGAAAAAGAGGAATTGGATGAAAATGGCGTAATGGTTAAAGTAAGAATCAAACGTTATGACATTGAATATATTGACAGTGATGGTGTTAAACAAACACATACAGGACTTAATCATGCATTTAACCCAGAGTTTTGGAACTATGCTAAGTTAATCTCTGGAATTATGAGACATGGAATGCCAATTCTTAAACAATATGAACTTATTGAATCCCTGAACTTTAGTCAAGATTATATTAACACATGGAAAAACGGTGTAGCTCGTACAATAAAAAAATATATTAAAGATGGTGAGAAGGGCAAAGGCAAGTGTCCTGAGTGTGGTAGTGAAGACCTAATATACCAAGAAGGTTGCCTTATTTGTAAGGCGTGTGGGTCAAGTAAATGTGGATAAAAAATGTAAATATTTGCTTATTGTAAAATTTTATATATCTTTGTGATTCATTTAACTGTAACATATGAATAATTGGTTCGAAAGTAGAAATCTCAAGGTATTAGCATACCAAACAGAAACAATAAACAAAGTCAAAGATAGTCTAAGCAGTCAGGAAATAACAGTACTGGCTGCTTGTCCATCGGCAGGTAAAACAATAATGGCAATTCATTGCATTGAGGACTTTTTGCAGAAGAATCCCGATTCAAAGGTAATTGTATTGGCACATGGTACAACGATTCTCCGTACACAATTTCATGATGTATTGGAAGAAATCAAACCAGACTTCACATAACGGCTTTGCTCCGCTTGTTGACTTGGAAGAGTCTACCGACTTCTACATGTCAGTGAATCTTGCAACAAAAATCAAAGGTCTTTCAAGTCTTGGTAAGGTTGAAGATGTAGTTACCAAACTGAAAAGTGGTGCATCGTTGAAGCCGGGTGAAGCTATTATGGCTGACCCAGTGAAAAAATATCTTGCCGTACTTGATTCAGAACTTTACACTGCTTCAACACCTGACCTGCAGAAAGAAATGTTGAAAAACTATCTTACAAGCAAGTCAACCGAGTCAAATAAGAAGAAGAGAAACGCTATGCAGGAAATTGCACAGATTAAATTCTCTCTTATTCTTAGCAAAAAATGGTTCAAGGAATTCAAAACTTTTGATGAGAATACCCTGAATCTTAAACTTGACGGACAGGATTTAGCATTTACTTTCGACATGAGTGAAAAAGAAGTTAAAATCTAAACTTCAGATTTACAGATACTTAAAAACCTCAGAAAATTTTCTGAGGTTTTTTTTATAAAATAATTTGAAAAAAGTTTGGTGGTAATGAAAGTTTATTTATCTTTGCCAAGTATTTAATAGAAAACGAACACATAATTTTTAGACTAATGAAAACGTACAGGAACATATCAAGCATTTCAACATCGACCACAAGTCGTAATGGAAATGGTATATTCTGTTCAGATTTCACAGGCAGAAATATTATGGATGGGGTTATGGTGATATAATTGACTGGTAAATAAAAAACCACAATAAAATCAGAACCCCGAAAATCCAAAGTTTTCGGGTTTTTTTTTGTTCTTTACATATGTCGGGATAATTTAGGGGTAGAATGCTTGTTTGGTATTCAAGTAACACCAGTTCGAATCTGGTTCTCGGCTCAAAATAAAATATAACTCTCACAGGTTATAAACACAAAATATAACTCTTGCAAGTTATATCAAACTGTGAGGATGTTCATTGACATGCTGGTTTTACGCACGGATGGTCGAGTGGTCAAAGGCAACGGTCTGCAAAACCGTACAATCGTGGGTTCGAATCCCACTCCGTGCTCAAACAATATAAAGTAGTCGTATGCTATTGGACACTCCGGGCGGTTAAACACCGGAGTCAACAGAGATAGACAGACAAAATTATTGGGTGTGTCATCATCTAACCTGCTCTGACACACCAAAAATGTTCCTGTCGTACAATAACTGGTAAGACCGCAGGCTGTTAACCTGAACAATGTAGGTTCGAATCCTACCGGGAACGCAAATTAATGTATGAGATATCAGTCATAATAGACCAAATTCCTTATAATGTATGATATCTCACTCAATAATGTCGGGAATAACCTACATTAAATTCAAAATTTGAGATAATGTGGAATAATCCCAACAAAATGACGACTTTTTTATGATGTAGTACTATTTATTATCATAAAATGATAAGATATGGTTCTAAGAAATAAAATAATCGAACTGAGGCAACAGGGAAAAAGCTATAGAGAAATCGAAAAGGAATTACAATGTTCAAAGTCAATGATTTCCATTTATTGTAGAAAATCAGGATTGGGTGGTGATGGTAGAACGAATTTAAGTGATGAAGATAAAAGAATTGCAAATTATCAACACGTTAAATCTCATCGACAAAAAATAAAAGAAAGAGCAATTGAATATAAAGGTGGAAAATGTGAGAAATGTGGATATAAAAAATGTAATAGAGCACTTGAATTTCATCATACGAGTCCCAATGAAAAAGATTTTACAATATCGAAATATTCTGTATTGTCTTGGAATAAAGTGAAAATTGAGTTGGATAAATGTATTTTAATTTGTGCAAATTGTCACAGAGAATTACATGATGATGAATATTTAAATAATAGGGATGTATTCCCTCTGTCTGATAAGCAGTAGAAAGGATAGTTGGTCACACGTGGGTTCAACTCCCACCCTCCCTACAAATAATAAAATGGGCGTATCGTCTAAGTGGTTAGGATGTATCTCTGATAAGGATGCGATGATGGTTCAAATCCACCTATGCCCACAAACCTTGACGAAGGTTTAATGTTGCAACACGTAGTAGCCATCCTATAGTAGCATATTATCGGCAAAATGCTGCCCGTAGAAGGGTGTATGTAGGTTCAAATCCTATCGTAGGAGCGTTACTTTTTGGAGAGTTGGCAGAGTCCGGCTTATTGCACCAGTCTTGAAAACTGACGACCCCGCAAGGGGTCCGGGGGTTCGAATCCCTCACTCTCCGCAAAGTTAAGTGCATTGGATATCATCACTTGACCTCACCGCACCTTAAAGAACTCATGACTCTTTAGTGGTGTAAAAGTTCTGGCTTGCATAAGAAGCTGCCCTAATGTTCAGTGGGATTCTTTGGGTTTGTACACTTAGTACACGTACTTGGCAATACGACAAGACTTGATTAATTCTCCGAGACATTCCAAGGTACTTGTAATAGTAATTCCGGGAATCGTGAGTATAAGGCTCACACCAGAACTTAAATTGAGGACGTAGCTGAGTTGGTTTAGCGATGCCCTGAAAAGGCATAGAGACAGGTTCGATTCCTGTAGTCCCCACCACAATGTAACTCAGTGGTTGTACTTTTCGTGAAAACCATAGTATTTACTATAAAATAATAACTATGGAATATAACGATTTAAAAAAGTATGTCGAACTGGGTTTTTCACACAGACAAATGGCAATAGAATTAAACTGTTCACAAACAACAGTAAAATATTGGTTAAAAAAGTATGACTTAAAAACAAGATTTCATCTTCAAAAAAGAGAAAAAAACGTCCACTGTATTCTATGTGGCAATGAATTGAAGGATAATTCAAGAAATAGAAGTCGATGTAATTCCTGTACAACAAGAATTCGAAGATATAGAACCAAATTAAAGGCAATTGAACTTTTAGGTGGTAAATGTAATAGATGTGGATGGTCGGGAAATATTGCAGCATTTGAGTTTCATCATTCAAATGATGATAAAGAATATGGTGTTGGGGGCATGTGGCATAAGTCTTGGGAATTAATGAAAAAGGAAGCACTAAAGTGCGAATTATTGTGTTCAAACTGCCATAGAATTGAACATACTAAATATGATAAAGATGAAAATTTCATGACAGCAGTTAATAATTATAACATGGTGACATAGCAAAGGTGGTCTATGCGGGGGACTGAAAATCCTTAGATGTTGGTTCGACTCCAACTGTCACCACAACAATACGCAGGTGTCGCATAGTGGTCGATTGCGCCAGCCTTCCAAGCTGGAAAGATAGTATCACAACGTGGGTTCGAATCCCACTACCTGCTCCCTGGTCGTTTTCTGTACTTCTCAGTATTTATTGAGAAATACAGATTATGGCACGAAAAGAAAAACAATACCATTTCATTTATAAGACAACTAACTTATTGAGTGGTAAATATTATTACGGAATGCATTCTACTAATAATCTCAATGATGGTTATTATGGTTCTGGAAGAAGATTAAGACGTTCTTTGAATAAACACGGTAAAGAAAATCATGTTGTTGAGTATATTGAATTTCTTCCGGATAGGATTACATTATGTAATCGTGAAAAAGAGATTGTTAATTTAAATGAAATTGCAAAAGAAAATTGTATGAACCTAATGATTGGTGGACAAGGCGGCTATGTATCTGATACTGCATCGAAATTAGGGTGGCAAAAAATGGATGAAATACTTTTTAATAAATATGGATTAAATTGTCATAGTATAGTTTCAAAGAATTATTATGATTCACTTACCACAGAAGAATTGTTATTACATAAGAAAAAAATCAGTGAAGGACTAAAAAATGCTGAATTTAATTGTAAAACATTTCTCGGTAAAAACCATTCGGTAAGTACCATTAATAAAATGAGAAAGAATAAAAACATCGGAAATAAAAATTCACAATTCGGCACTTGTTGGATAACAAATGGATGTGACAATACAAAAATCAATAGAAACGATAAACTACCAATAAATTGGAAATATGGTAGAACTTTGAAATAATTAAATGGTGATGTGGCGCAATGGTCAGCGCAGGTGTCTTATAAGCACAAGGTTGTGGGTTCAAGTCCCACCTTCACTACAAACACAGTGCTCATAGTACGAAACTGTTATAAAGGAGCAGTTAAACTCGAAATCCATAAGGAAATCGGCTGTGTTTATCAAATGCTTCGATAGCTCAATGGTAGAGCAATTGACTGTTAATCAATAGGTTATGGGTTCAAGTCCCTTTCGGAGCGCAAAACACTTGCAATGTTCGGATTTTTTCTTATCTTTGCTTTTTAAAATAATTATTAATTAAAATTTAAAGCAAATGTTACACAGAGGAAGCAGAACAATCAACGTAAAAAAAGCGGAATTAATCGCAAAAATCAATGAGAACAAAGCAAATCACATTGTAGAGTATAACAAAGCAGTTATCGCCTACAAAGAAGAAGCACTCAAACAATTAGCCGAATTAACCAAGAAGGTTGAAGAAGGTAAATTAGGTGTTACCTTGGATTTAGTTACACCGATTGACAATTCGGCAAACTATGACAAGATAATCGAAATGTTTAATTGGGAAGTCAATGAAATCGTTGAACTCAAACAAGACGAATTCATTGAGTATGTCCAGGATGAAACCGATTTCGCTGTAAGTGCAAAATATTCAAACACATTCTACGCAAGTGTCCGATAATCAGACTAAAATAAAAATGTCAGAAACTCCCCCAAAAATAAAATTGGGGGAAGTTTTTGAAGTTGAAGGTAGACTTTACGCAATACAAGTACCTGCAACAGCAAGCCAGGAAACACGTTTAGATGGTGGAAGAGAAATTTTTGAATTTTTTTATATGCAGGAATAAACGCCCATGAGGAAGTATTTAATTATATGGAATCAAAAAGCGTATCTTGGGAAATTGAGTATAAAGTAGTTGAAACAGGAAAAACTGGGACAATGAAAATAGACCTTCATTTTAATAAGGAAAAAAATATCGCAAAGTGGTTTAAATCATGCTACTCTGGAAAAAACGGTAAAAAACAATGTGAATTTTTAAACGCAAAAATAATTGGATGAAAAAATATTTGTTTGTAGGCGAAAGACGTAGTAATCTTGCAATTAAAATGAATGTAACTTGGGTTGACAGACGACTCGCTGCAGCTCATCTTTCAAAAGCAGTCGAAGCCATTGGAATTAATTGGGACGAATGTGACTTTAAAAACGTCTTCGAGGACAAAATCGAGGACATAATGTCTTCGAAGTGTATTATCATAGCAATGGGCAGAAAAGTCGAGAGAGAACTTAAAAAGGCAGGAATTCAACACGAATTTATTTATCATCCTGCAACACGTGGAGCAGTAAGAAATATTGAAAAATACAAACAACACGTAAAAGAAAGAATTGAGCACATAGTATAATGCCGGAATAATTCAATGGTAGAATGCCTGTTCCGTAAACAGGACGCTTACAGGTTCGAGTCCTGTTTCTGGCTCAAAATAAGATTATGAGAAAACCAAATGCAAATTGTGTAGATTGTGGTAAGCCATTATATCGCAGACCAAGTGAACTTATTAAGTGGAAAAAAGTTTATTGTATGAAATGTCAAAAATTACACATGAATGATGCAGCAAAAATAAAAAATGACAGTCAATATATAAACTATATTATAAAGTGGAAAGCAGATATTGTAGATGGAATGAAAGGAAAATATCAAATTTCTTCACACATAGTAAGATATTTACGTGAAAAATTTGGTTGTAAATGTAGTAAGTGTGGATGGAATGAAGTAAATCCTTATACTGGAAAAATACCCTTAGAAACTGAACACATTGACGGTAATTTCAGAAACAACAAAGAAGAAAACTTAGATTTATTATGTCCTAATTGCCATAGCCTAACACCTACATACAAAGGTGCTAACAGAGGTAATGGAAGAAAAGAAAGAAAAAAATATGCCGATATGCCATAGTGGTCGATTGGGCTGGTTTTGTAAACCAGATGGTAAAACGCACCGGGGGTTCGAATCCCTCTATCGGCTCAAATTCAATTAGTTATGGAAAAACTACCGAGTGAAAATCATGAAGAAAAATTCTTGGCAAAGTTAAGGTCAAGATTTAAAGTATATGTTGACATAACACCACATCTTGTAAAAGTTGCAATTGTCACATTAATTGTTTTTCTTTGCTCAATGTTTGTATGGTATAGTTTTCTCCGTCCAGACCCAAGTAAAACAGTAATTGAAAACGTAATTCAACAATTTAAGAAAAATGAAATACACTAAAGAAGAATTTGAAAAATTAATACTTGTAGATAAAATATCATATCGAGAAATTGGTCGTATATATGGCATATCTGATGCGTATGTGAAAAAACTGAGTAAAAGATTGGGTGTCATGTTACCCGTTAGGTCAAAATTTCCAGAAAATTTTGTTCCTGCAAATAAAGGTCAGCACAAATCACCAACATATAAAACAATAATTTGTAAAAATTGTAATAAAATAATATCACCTTCAACGTGGAATAAACAACAATTTTGTGATAAAAATTGTGCTGGTGAATATAAATCGAAAAAAGTTTACGAGAATTATTTATTGAATCCGGATAAATATTGTAGAGCGTCATATTCTCCAGGTCATTTTAAAAAATTTATATTGGCAGAACAAAACAATAAATGTGTTATATGTGGATTGGATAATGTTTGGAATGGTAAAATATTAATATTTATTTTAGACCATATTGACGGTGATGCCTCAAATAATAGGCGTGAAAATATTAGAATGATTTGCCCTAATTGTGATACTCAATTGGATACATATAAATCGAAAAATAAAAATTCTGCAAGAAAAGAAAGATATTTATTAATGAAAAAATAAATGGCTGTGTATCACAACGGTCTTCTAAACCGTTTTAGTGTAATTGGATGATGTGGGTTCGAGTCCCATCACGGCTACAATATGCTCTTATAGTTTAATGGATAGAATGGGAATTTCCTAAATTTTCGATTCGGGTTCGATTCCCGGTAAGAGTACTAAAAACAATTGATATGGCAAACGTGATATGTCCAATGTGTGGTCATCTTGTGTATGCTACAGACGGTACAGAATTTGTTGTTTGTAAAGAATGTAATTACGTAATTTATATACCATATGAAGCACACGATAGAAAGGATGAAGAATCCCTTGGTGATTCTTGATGATAATCGGAAACCAATAACGACAAACGGTTATGCCTTTATTGACGAGAGTGGTCATACAATAATAATCGTTTACGGTGAAGGTCGCAGAGACGCAATGTCAAAGTATTTATCCGAAGACGGTGATTTGTTGGGAATAAAGTATAAAATAATGCCTTTGTAGCATAATGGACAATGCGCTTGTCTTCGAAACAAGGTCTTATGCGGGTTCGAGTCCTGCCAGGGGTACAAATGAGAACAACGGAATTAATACCAGTGTTTGTTGACCAATTGCCTCTTGAAGTCGAAGAAGGTAAGATGTATATTACAGATAAATATGGTATATCTGTCCATCTTTGTGCTTGTGGTTGTGGTGAAAAAACTTTTCTACCGTTCAGACATATAATTGAGGGTCAAGAGCATGGATGGGTTCATTCAATTCAAGACGGTAAAGTTTCTACAACACCGTCAATAGGTAATTGGTTGTGGGAGAATCCTTATCATGCACATTATTTTATAGTGAATAACAAAATAGTTTGGTGTTAATATGCACCCGTAGCATAATTGGATTAGTGCATTGGTCTACGAAACCAAAGGTTGTGAGTTCGAATCTCACCGGGTGTACAAAACAAAACTCAAACGTATTTATATTAAAGGTTTG